CCAGCAGCAACGTCTGCGGCAACATCAACATAGATGTACTTGGACTGGTTCGGGTACTCACCGTAAGTCTTAAGTCTTCTCTCGCCCTCAACCCAAGCAGTGTATTGATCACCGATCTTGCGAGCAATATAGTTGGGAGAAGATGGATCAAGGTTACAGTTATCGAATCTCTCAAGGATTTGTTGTGCGCTATCTGTATCAGAGATAGAGCGAACAAGAACCGAGAAGGTACCGTAGTCGGTTGTGCTGTTGTTGGACTGACGAATGTTGGCGATGGAAATCTTAACATTGTCGTTCAGCCATGCACCGTGTCCACGACCGATAAGACGGAAAAGCTTGGTAGCCTTGCTGACGGGGTTGAACTCCGAAGCAACTCCAGTGTCTTGGCTGATGAACCAGCCAGCAACAGCTTCACGAGCCTGAGCGTTAGCGCCCGTGCGGTTTGCTGGAGAAATATCTCCTGTTGAACTACTAAGGTGCAGAGGAACAATAACTCCGAACATGCTTGAGGCAACATTGCTGTTGGTGAGGTCTCTGATCTCTTGCTCGTAGGACTCACCGAGCCAGTAAGAAGTCTCAGACGCACTGGGGTAGAAGTTTCCTGAAACCATTAGTTGTGGGTTCGTGTTGAAGACTCTACGAATGAAGTTTTGGCTGTTATCGTCTAAGTTGAAGTCGTATGTTCTCTCTGCGCCGGTATCGCCACTTCTCCAAACTGCCTTGAAGAGACCGTTGCTATCTGACTCGATAACGGTTCCAAGACCCTTGAAGTTGATACGGTCTGCCGAAGCTGAACCAATGGCAGTTCCTGAAAGCATCATCATGCCTGACTCTAAGTACCAAACAGCAGCCAAGCTAGCAGTGTTAGCAGTTCCAGTACCAGTAATTGAGCCAGTTGACTCCAAGCTAGCAGAAGGCATAACGAATAAGCCGAAAGCACCACCACCATTAGCGCCTGCTAAATTCTCTGTACGCCAGCCGGCTTGCGACGAGAAAAACGGAGCGGATGGGGTATCAGCAGAGGGGTGCTGGTGACCGAGTGTTCTAAGATATGTAAGAGGTGCCACACCAGCGTTCAAGAAAGCCTTTGCTGCGTAAGTACCGTAAATAGGCGACTGAGTATCCTGACCATCGCGGTAGACATCTCCACCCGCCTGACCCGGAACAGTGTCTCCGAACATACTAACGAAATCAGAGTAAGCCTCAACCTTGATGGGCTGCATAGCTAAACCGCTGGTAGCACGACCGATAACCGTGGGTCCAATGACATCGGGTCTTCTCGGGATAAAAGAGTTATCAATCTCGTTGATGAAAACTCCGGGGGAAACAAATTTAAATTTCTTTACTGACATGATTAGACAATCCTCTTGTATTTATTTGTCTTGAAAGACGTAACAATCATTACCTAAATAGTGTTTTGCATTTCAAAAGGATGAACGAACAATATAAATTAGGGTTTAGTTCCTGAATTAATCTTCCAAAAACGACGGCTCACCGGGAATTACTGCTGACTCTCTGGGAAAAGTTACTTCTACAACACTCTCATCGACCTTTACTATGGGTCGATCATCATTATCTCCTTCGCCAATTAAGTAACCCAAAACACGTATATTAATTGCTGTTTCGAACATCCTCATATCCTCTGCGAGGTTTGATGCGTTGTTATTGTGGGTAAACGTTTGGTCAATGAATGACTCATATATGTGTCCGTTTCTTCTCATAAGGAAAGAATTTATTTGTCCTGTTCTCGTCATAAAAGGCTGCATCAACTGATTCATCTGTTCCTGATATTCAGTTTTAATTGTTATCTTGTATTCTACATTAACATATACAGGGATAGGAATGGACAAACTTTGGATAACCACTCTTTTGTTGACTCTCGGGAAATACTGTTGTAGTGTTCCCTCAGTATTGGTTCTTGTTCCAGCAGCGACGGCAAAGTTACGAGTTTTATCTTGCTTTACTCTTCTCGCAATAACCATTCTACCGCTTCTGCCTTTGTGATCTTGCGAAAAGGTGTGCGCTTGGAACGATCCTTTGCGATCGGGATCTTTGATAATGTTCGTTCTTTCAACGCTAATAAGCGGAAGAACCAAGCTGCCTCTTTCGTCTCGTAAGGACTTTTCATTTTTTATTTGGAATGCGCGTTCTGGTGCTTGCCATAAAACTGGGACTCTCTCATAGCCAGCGTTTGTTTTTGCGGATAAGTCAAGATCCTCTTTGACCCACGACATTAACGCCATATCAATTGTCTCTATGGTTGAGGAAAGCATTCCTATTTCTTTTAATGTAACATCTGTTGCCTCTGGGGGCAACTGTGCAAAGTCAAAGTTATCAGGTAGCATCGAATAGTCCTCTTCTTGCTCGCTTGCAGATCGCAACGACTTCAAATGTATGATCAACTTGACCGAACAGTTTTCTGTCTTCCGATAACTTAACTATCTCGTAATATGTTTTACCATATAAAACAAAGTCTCCCTCGCGGACAAAGACATCCTGATCTTCTGTGAGCCTTCTTCTGTGGAAGTATACTGTAATAGCGTATTCTTTGTCCACGCCCACATCTTGAAGATACGATGTCGCTTCTTCATCAAACTTAACCAAAGCATAAACTCTAACTGGTGGGAGATATGTTTTCTCTATTGCTTCTCCGTAGAGTTCGTGGAAGTTTGTTGTTTCCATATCAATAGAGTAGTAAAGGATCTGTTGTCCGATAACCTTTTCAATAAGTTCATCGTTAACTTGCTTTACTAGATCTCGCTCTTTCTTTCCTAAGAAGAGCGGTGGGGGCGGCTGCTCTGGTCTGTTCCATTCATTTGACATTTATATTACCCCACGAAAATTGGTAAAGGAGAGTTCTTAAATAAGTTCTGCGCTGCGTCTGCTGTTTCTGCGTCGTACTTGGCGAGTTCTTTGTATTCAGTCTCCTTCAACATATCCATTAACTTATCTTTTAGTTGTTGCTGCTCGTCCTTTGCTTGCGATAAAAGATCGGAGTGATTCAGTGTGACTGACTCTCCGGGGATCGGGATAGTTGTAAACTTGCCTCGGATCTGACCAAGCATTTCTTTGCAGAGCGCGAGACAATACTTTCTGATCCACTGTTTACCGATAGCATTGATGTTCTCATATGGAATGTTATCAAAAGGCAATGTGTTTATATTGTTAACACCGTCTACACCATCCTCGTATTCAGAGTTGGGTGTAAAAACATCCATATCCTGTACATAGAACCTGACCCACATGCTATCCACTGACGTGAAGTCCCAGTGACCGGGCTCTGGATACAGTCTTAAATTGTTGTTTATGATCTCATAAGAATAATGAGATGTGCGTGTATAGATGTTGTCTTCATACATAATTGCTTGAAGCTTGTTTTGCCACGTTGGTATCAGTTCGAATGTTGAGTCATCAGAAAATTGACCGTATGTGGTCATATTACCCACAACACCGATACCACCATAGTAACCAAAGAATCTCCACATAGCTCTTGGAGTCTTATAATATACTTTTGTTATTATAACTCTCTTGCCGTCCACTTTACCAGAAAATGGAACTGAACGACCTTGGTCATCCACGCCGGCAGCCGAGGCGCTATTAATGATCTCTTGTAGATCATAGTCTTGTCTCTTTGCTGTCGGCTTAAAGGAAGCCGAGTACTGCGGGATAGTTCCTCCGACTCCAGCCATAGCCGCCATACCATCGCCAACTTTATTAGCGTATGAAGATTGAAACCTTGGGTAACGCAAGTTACCACTAACAGGACCAGTCAACAACACACCATCGTGATCAAAAGTTCCTGTTGTGTTCCCAAGTGCAGTCGATATTACATTCTTGCTTTGGTGCAAGTTAATGATATATGAGTACTCCAACACAGCTTCTTCATAAGCAGCATATACATTTGACGGAGTAAGTTCAATATCGACAACATCGCCACCAAGCTTCTTATAAACATAAGCAACTTGGTCTGATGCGCCACTTAAGAAGCTTATAGAAGCAGTGTATATGCCGAACGGGCACGCAGCACTAACAGCGTCGGCTGATCCAGTAGACGTTAGTACGATCGCGCTCTGAGTTGATTTTGGACTTAAATTCGTTGGCACTCACCGATTCTCCTATGTTACTTGCTGCGTCTTGATGATTTCTTAGCTTTAGCAGGCTTCATCTTGTTCTCGACAACTTCAGCTTCTGGCTCGGGGGCTTCTTCGACGACTTCTTCTACAGCAACTGGCTCTGGAGCCTTTTCAACGGCAGCAGGAGCCGGTGCTTCAGCGGCGGCGGGTGCTGCGTTTCTTCTTTGCAATAAGATGCGTTTCCATTTCTTACCCATAATAAGTTCTCCTATATAATAAAGGCATTAATAAGTAGTTTGCCGTACAACAAAAGTGTGAGGATGTCTCAAAAAATAAAAAAGCCCCCTTGCCGAAACAAGGGAGCTTCTTATATGAGTTTAGTGGCTATTAAGCGCCGCTCTCTCCGATGAGACCGCGGACGATAACAAGACCGTACATGTCAGGACGCACCATCTTCTTAGCGTAGCGAGTCATGACGCCCTTACGGGGTACGAAGTCTTCAGGTCCGAAGATCGTAGGAGTGGTTTGCAGTGGGACGTATGGAGCGTACACGTAACCGCTTTCAAGGAAAGAAGTTCCGCGACGACCAACGAGAATCACGTTACGCAAGAAGTAAGGATCGACGTAAACATCGAACTTCTTGGTGAGCGCACCAACCTTCTGAGCGCCGATAGAACCACGCTCGTCGTCAGCAGTGACGGAAGCACGGAAGCCAGCGGTGAACTCAAGGACGTTGGCAACTTCAGGTCCGCAGACGATGAAGTTAGCACCACCACGAAGAGTCTTGCGGTGAATTTGAGCAGAAACATCGTTGATGGTCTCAACGAGAGTCTCGTACCACTCGCTAACGGTACCGGTGAAGTCCGGAGCCTTAGCAGATGCACCAATCTCAGCACCCGTGTCGCGGTTAACGAACAAGCCCGGAGAACGTGACCAGTACTTGGTACCAGCAGTTGCACCCTTAACGAGGTCTTCAAGGATCTCACGGTCGATCTCAAGAGCAATTTGCTCAGAAAGGATCGAAGTAAGCTCGACCTCCGCATCAAGGTTGTGGTAGGCGTTAAGGTCTTGACCTAACTCCGGTGTCCACTTAGCCTTGAGCTTCTTGGTGACTGCGGTAACAGCAACGCTGTCCACCTTGATGTCGATCTCAGGGATGTTTTGGTTGTTCTCAAGACCCCATGGATCATCACCAACGACAGAACCAAGAGCACCGCCAGCGATGAAGTCATCCTTCTGCGGGAAGGTGGTGGTGTGGGCTGCGGATGCAGTAATGATACCTTGAAGTTGAGCAGCAGTTGCCGAACCATCGTATGATGCAAGGACCATAAGACCGGTGGTTTGGCTAGAACCACTGAGACGGGTGAGACGACGAAGTTGAACACCACGCTGTCCACCACCAGCGGAACTGGTTGTGTTAAGACCTGCGTTAGAACCAGAAGCATCTTGAAGAGTAACTGCAACGAAGTCATCTTCGTTGAAGCCAGTCAAGTCGCTAACGGTGAAGGTCGCAACAGCAACAGTTGCAATACCAGATTGCGCCTCAAGCTCAGGATCGTGTTGAACAAGCTTGGGAAGCTCACCAGCAGAAGCACTGTAAGTACTTGCTGTAACGAACGTAAGAGCAAGAGAAACAGAACCGGTTGGCGAAGCATAACCGTTGTTAAGGTTATACGGACCTTCCTCAGCACTATCTCCACTGATGACCACACCGCCTGTGATTTGCGATGCAATGCGATCACCACCGTACACGGAATCCTCGGAACCATCGGTACCGTATCCAAGACGGGGGAGACCTGCACCGTTAGAAGAAACAGTGAAGTCAAGGAAGAAAATGAGACCACTTGGGAGACTCATTGGTTGAACAGAAACAAGATCGTTTGCGATCAAGCCTGCGAAAACACGGCGCACAATGGGGAATGCGACGGCTGCAAAGCCCTCAACATCGCCACCGGCCATGGTGGAACTCTCACGAAGAAGTTCCTTTGCTTGGTTTTCAAGCAAGCGAGCCATCGAGCCACGAGTCGAATCCGAGTCGAGACCTTCAAGAAGACCTGTCTTCTCCCACTTGGAAAGAAGAGCGGAGCCTTCGGCGCGCATATCACGATTGACTACACCTTCAGTCAATCTTTCGATAATACTAGACATTTAATCACCTCCTTTTTTTTATGATTTTATTCCAGCTAATCGACGCATTCTATCTGAGAATGCATCTTGTGGTTGTGCTGCCTCTTTACGAGTAGCACGAATAACAGAAGCTTTATGACCGATCGCCTCGCTAAGTGATTGTGGG